ATTCAATCTTTTGATTCAAGAGATACACTACAAGCTATCACAGAAAACGCACCTACTATATCTGCCATAATAGAAAGTGAATTTAATAAAAGAGGAAGACGAGGTTTTGTAACATGAGTGGTAGCTTTCCAACATCTCCAGCGGCAAGAGCAGTTAATATAAAGTCTATTGAACCTACTTTAATTTCTGTTACACAAAATTTAAAAAGACAAGTTAGAAGGAGAGGTGGACAAAGATGGTCATTAGAAGTGGAGTTTGCACCAATGACTAGATCAGAGTTTGCACCTATTTATGCTTTTGCTATGAAACAGCAAGGTCAGTTTGAAACCTTCACTTATGTACCGCCTGTTATAAGCACATCACAAGGCGATACAACGGAAAATCCTGTAGTTGATGGTGCGGTGTCAGTTGGTGCAAGTTCAGCGACTATAGATGGTCTTACGGCTTCAGAATCAGGCATTATTAAAGCTGGTGATTTTTTTAAGTTTAGTGGTCATTCAAAAGTCTATATGGCTACTGCAGACATGGATGCAGATGGTACAAGTCATGCTACCTTAAATTTTGCACCTAATCTTTTAAATGCGGTTGCTAATGATGAAACTATAACTTTTGCATCAGTTCCTTTTACTGTTGCTTTTACAGAAGATATAACTCAATTTGCTACAGATGCTTCTGCTTTGTTTGGTTTTAGTATGACTTTAATAGAAGTGTTTTAATGAGATGGATAGAGGAAGTACAGGTGCATTTCAAACAGAGATTGTTAAATCTGCAAACAAACCTTTTCATTTAGTAAAATTATCTTTTGACGATGTCAGTTATTTTCTTTCAGATGCTTATATACCTGTTACTTATGATTCTGATACCTACACACCAACAGGAAGTTTTTTAGCTTTTTCAGATATTGTTGAAACTAACGAAGCTAACATTGAAACCATAAGCATTTCTTTATCAGGAGTTGATACTACATATATAAATTTATTTTTAGCAGGTGGTTATTTAGACAGAACAGTACAAATTTACAAAGCATTTTTAGATAGTAATGATGCTTTGGTTTCCGATCCTTTATTAATATTTGATGGCAGATTAAATAATCCTGTTATCAAAGAAGATGTTGATGCTGGAACTAGCACAATAGCAGTACAAGCAAGTTCATTATTTGTGGACTTTGACAGAATCAATACAAGATTTACAAATAACGAATCTCAACAAAGTTTCTTTGATGGTGATACAGGATTTAGATTCAGTTCAGTTGTTGTTAAAGAATTGAATTGGGGAATGACTACAGGTGCGACAGCGTCAGGTGGTGGCAGTTCTAGTGTATCAACACAAGGCACGACAACATCGCCAATAAATAATACTTCTCCAGCACAAAAAAGCATCTTCAGCGAATACACACCAACTAATCCTGTCTTTACTTTAATATCAGATGGTTCTGTCCGAATACATATAGATTATGCAAACAGAAGTACAACAAATTTTTCTGTTGGCGAACAAGTTAAAATAAATGGTTTTGAATCCAAAACATTTGATGATGGTGAGTACATTTTAAGTTCTGCTATAAATTTTTCAGAAGGTGCTGGAACTCATGCCATAGTAGCTATAGATTCAGATGGTTTTGGTTTTACAATTGCAGTTCCAAACACAGTAACATCTGTTAAATCAGGAAAGTTTGGTGGTAGTGAAATAACAATCAATGATGAATTGGTAAGACCTGTCCTGATAGAAACAACCTCAGGATCAAATCAAATAAAAGTAAATACAGATAATTTTGCAAAACTTGGTGAAGCTATATCTTTTAATTTAGAACAAACAGCCGCTATAGGCGGCATTTCACCGATTATTTTTAATTCTTTAAATACAATATCTGCAAGAACCTCAGAAGAATTAACAGTTGATCTAACACAAAAAAATATTATTTTAGCCAATCCTTTAAAAACAACTTCAGGTTCTACCTCGTTGGTTATAGATTTTGCAGAACATAATATTGCTGTAAGTGATTCAATCACCATTTCAGGTGCAACAGCAGTTGGTGGTGTACCAACTTCAGATATAAATAAAGCACATACTGTCACAGCTATCACAGCAAACACAGTAACAATTGTTGTTTCGACAACAGCAACAAGTACCGCAAGAGGCGGTGGCGATGCTGTTCTTTTAGATGGCTTTACTATTAGAACCAATCCAATAGAAACTACAGCTTCATCTGCTACTGTAAAAGTGCATTATGCAAGTCATGGTTTAGCAAATAGCGACACAATAACCTTAGAAGGTTTGGATGATGTTGGTGGTTTAGATAGAAGTTTGTTAAACAAATCGCATACTGTAGTTGATGCTTCCAGCACAGATTATTTTACAATTACTTTATCCGAAAGTGCTACAACTTCAGAATTTGGCGGTGGTTCAGATGGTGTTTTGGAAAGACCTGTGAAAGCCACATCTACAGTCAATTACGGATCATCAGGAAGCAGAATAAATCTACCAACGGAAATACGATGATAGATAAATTAAAGGTAAATAAATATATTGAATCAAAGTTAAATCAACCTTTTGCATGGGGTACTAATGATTGCAATACATTTGTGCTTCATTATTTAGACAAACTTTTAGATACAGACTTGCTTAAAATTGCTTATAAAAAATATTCGACAAAATTAGGTGCAATTAAGTTTCAAAAAAAACATGGACAAAAAATATCTGAGAAATGCTTAGAATTAGGCATGACACAATATCATCCTAACAAAGCTATATTTGGCGATATATTAGTCAAACATAATGAAAATTGGGATTCATGTCATATTTGTATTGGTAGTAAAATGGCATCTGTAGATGAACAAATAGGTACAGCAATTTTGCCAATATCTGATTTTAACGATTTTGATTCTGCATATAGATTTAGTAATGAAAATTAGGAACATAATATTTTTTATAACAGCTTTGTTTTTTACAGGTAGTGTTTTTGCTTTACCTGCATTAGCACCTGTATTTGCAAAATTAGGAACAGCAGTAGCAGCTACATTTATAGGTGGTACAGCAGCAGCAGGAATAGCCACAGGAACATTAATAGCTATTGGTGTGGCAACAGTTGTTGCTGGTGCTTATGTCGGTAGTCAATTGCTTGGTGCTTTAAACATGGACTTTCCTGATAATATGTCAGCACAAGCACAATCAGCTTTAGCCAATCAACAGGGTTCAACCAATCCTTTGCCTGTTATTTACGGAGAAAGAAGGGTAGGTGGCACACCAATTTTTTATCATGTATCAGGAGATAATAATGAATTTCTTCATGTGGTTTATGCAATCGCAGAAGGTGAGATACAAGGAGTCAGTCAAGTTTATTTGAACAATGATCCTGTAAATGTTTCTAACAATTTATATTTTGATGTAGGTGTAAATGAACTAAGCACATGGTCAGGCGAAGATAATATACATAAACCAAAATACGAAGGTTTGGTTAAATATGAAATTTACAAAGGCACAACAACACAAACAGCAGATGAAGATTTAATTTCAGAAACCAATGGCACTTGGACAGCATCCGATAGATTGCAAGGTGTTGCTTATGCAATTGTCAGATTTAAATTTGAACCTGAGGTCTTTGGTAATACAGGAATACCGCAAGTAAATTTTGATGTCATTGGTAAAAAAACAAGAAGCACAACATCAGGCGGAACTACATATAAAGTTTTTAGTAATAATCCAGCAGACTGCATTGAAGATTATTTAACCAATACTATTTATGGCAGATCAATACCAAGTTCACAAATTGATTCAACATCATTTACTTCTGCAAGAAATATTTGTGATACTGAAGTCACAGTTGGTGGCACAACACAAAAGAAATACACCTGTAATGGTATTTTGAATACTAATAATAAAGCATTAGATAATATTGAAAAACTTCTTACATCCTGCAGAGGTTCTTTAATATTTTCAGGTGGTAAATATAAATTGCTTATTGATGATACAGGTACAGCAGTCCAAACTTTTGATGAAGATAATATTGTTGGTGCTTTTGAATTAGCTTTAGGTGGTAAAGAATACAAAGCCAACAAAGTAAGAGCCAACTTCTTCAATAAAAATCGTGATATGCAGGGAGATTTTGCGATTGTCGAAAGTTCAACATTTAAAACAGAAGATAATGGCTTAAGTCTTGAAAGAGCAATAGAACTTCCCTTTACGGATCAAATGGAAAGGGCATTGATGATTTCGACAATCAACATGAAACAATCAAGACAATCTTTGGTCTTTAATTTTACATCAACTATAGAAGGACTAAGAGCAGAAATAGGAGATGTAGTTTTTATTTCATTGGAATCTTTAGGATGGAATACTCTTAATTCTAATCAAGGCAAAAAGTTTAAAATTATGAAACTTGCTATAAAAAATAATGATGAAGTAGATATTACTGCAAGAGAATATGATGATGATGTTTATGCTTTCGGTTTGATACAAGCAGAAGATACTTCGCCAAATACAAACTTACCTAATTTTTCATCTGTAGATAAACCAACAATATCTACACCTACAGAAGAACTGATTACTATACCGCCAACATTATTCAACAGAGTTACTATAAATTGGACACAACCAAATAAATCTTCTGTTGAATCTTATGAAATAGGTATCAACAGATTAAATTCAGTACGCTTTGCAAATAAATCTAGTTATGATTTTGAAGGCAGAAGTGTCACCGAAAGTTTTACCATTGATAAATTAGAAGCTGGTCAATATTTTGTTTCAGTAAGAGCAAAAAACAGGTTGGGAGTTTATTCTGATTTTGCAACAGAAATATTTGAAGTTAAAAACTTTGGAACTTTGCCTGATGTAAATACACCAGCAATTAATTCTGTTACAGAAGAACTATTTACCACAACACAAGGTTCAGGTGTAAAAGCAAAAGCGATACTAACTTTTGGTGCATCAACAAATACAGAATGGGAAGATTTGGGAGTAACTATAGATCATTATGATGTTGAGTTTAAAAAATCAACTGAAGCATCTTTTCAAGGTGCTGGAACATCACAAGGAACTAATTTTGAATTCTTTGATATTGAACCAGCATTGTATGAATTTAGAGTAAGAGCAGTAAATACTGTTGGTGTGGCATCAGAATTTTCATCAACTACACAAAGAATTTATGGTTTGACCGCAGTACCTTCCGATGTAAGTAATTTATTTTTGAGAGCAGATAGCAATACTGCAACTCTTAACTGGACACCTACAACTGACCTAGATGTAAAGATTGGTGGTTTTTATGAAATAAGACATAATTCATTGACATCAGGTGCAGTTTGGCAACAATCTACACAAGTAGGCGAAGCAGTTTCAGGTATATCAAATCAAGCAGAAGTGCCATTATTAGTAGGTACATATTTAATTAAAGCAGTAGATTCGCTTGGTATTAAATCTGCTAATGCCACAACAGTAGTGAATACAGTTACACCTGATTTATTTCAATCTACACAATTTTTGACAAGAACAGAGAATCCATCCTTTGCAGGAAGTAAATCAAACCTTGTTGTTGTAGATGAAAAATTAAAACTAGAAGCAGATACTTTGTTTGATTCTTTAGGGTTAATTGATGAAGTTGGTTTGATTGACTCTGCTGGTGGTGTAGATTTATCAGGTACTTATGACTTTGCTAATGTTATAGATACAGGTATTGCGGCAGCTTCTTACCGATTAACTTCTGCTTTTGCTTTTACCACAAATTCAACATCAGATTTTATAGATACTCGTTCAGGTAATATTGATAGTTATGAATCTTTTGATGCAAATACTTATGATGATGTAGAGGTACAGTTGCAAATAGCAACTACCAATGATGATCCTAGTGGTTCACCAACATTTAGTGATTTTCAAAACTTTAGAATCGGTAATTACTTTGGTCGTGCTTTTAAATTTAGATTGCAAGTAACATCAGGTGATGTAACACACCAAGTTTATATAACATCCCTGTCTGCAACTTTAGAAGCATTTCAAAAATTTGATACACAACAACTGACATCAAGTACAAGTTCATTGGGTGTTACTTTTGGTCAGGGTTTTTTAGTTACTCCAAAAATTGCTGTCACCGCACAGAATATGGCAAGTGGAGATTTTTATGAAATAACAAGTGTGTCTAGCACAGGTTTTACAATTACATTCAAGAACAGTAGTGGTACAATTGTCGCTAGAACATTTGACTATATAGCAAGAGGTTTTTAATGGCTCAACACGATTACGATATAGCTAACCAATCAGGTGCAAACTTTAGAGCAGACTTAAATAATGCTTTAGATGCTATTGTATCTAATAACTCAGGTTCATCTGCACCTTCGACAACATTTGCTTATGAATGGTGGATTGATACTTCAAACAATTTATTAAAGTTAAGAAATTCT